TTTCCTGCAATTGAAGAGAACTTTGTTTTCTTTAGCAAGGACGGCAATACACGTGCCATGAGTTTAGCCGCTGTAGACGAAGACCAACGTACAGTAGTGGGTGCAGCTTTGATTCCTGACAAACACATTCCTAGGATTGACGAAAATACCGATGAAGAATACGATGTGTACTTCAGTAAGGAAACAGTCAAATTAGCGAGTGAGTTGTTTCTAAAGCAGAACCGAACTAACGACCATACTAAAGAGCATCTTGAAAAAGTAGACGATGTAAGCGTAGTGGAAAGTTGGATCGTAGAAGACCCTGAACTAGACAAAAGCAAAGTATACGGGTTTTCTGTTCCTGAAGGAACATGGATGGTAAAACTTCAGGTAGCTAACGATGAAGTGTGGAGCGAGATTAAAGAAGGCAAGCTGCGAGGCTTAAGCATTGAGGGCTATTTCTCAGATAAAGTAGAAGAAATGAGTAAGTCGCTATCTATGAAAAAAGTATTTAAGAAATTGTGGTTTGCTGTCAAGCGTAAATTTTACCAAGAGGTGACGCTAAGTGAAGGCTTTACGATTGCTACTGAAGATGAAAATCTTACGGCGGGAAGCGTAGTGTTTAAAATTGACGAAGAAGGATTGCCTGCTGAACTTCCTAACGGTAAGTACACTACTGAAGCAGGCGTAGAACTAGAAGTCTTTGAAGGCGTATTGACAGAGTACGATAACGAAGTAAAGGCAGTTGAAGATGCAGTCGAAGAAACGGAGATGGAAGTAGTAGAATTAAATCAGCGTAAGGTCAAGTTCTATACAGCGTACCTAAAGCGTAAATACTACAACACCTACGGATGAATCCTTTAATCGATAGAATTTGGTCTACCTGGACAAACACGAGTCAAGAAGAATTGCTTTTAATGCTACGTGAATTTCGGTTCGACTATTTTTTTGAGGACAGTTTTTTACACGCTTTAGACATTGTGGAAGAAGCGATTTTAGAGGAAGACTACGAACGAGCAATGATTATTTTTCAGGAGATGAAGCCGTCAGGTATTCTTCTCCCGAGGGACTTTGACTTGTTTATGGAAATTTTAGACGAAGCCAATTATGGGTATTAACAACCAACATATATTTAAAAAAATGCGTAACAGAAAATTCGCAGAAGACGAGGTAGTCGTTGAAGAAGAAACTACCGTGACTGAAGAAACCGTGGAAGAAAGCCCCGACTCCCACGATCAATTTGTATCAATTTTAGTTGACATGGGGCTGTCAGCAGAACAAGCTGAAGCTGTGCATACGATGGCTATGGACTTAATCGATGCAGGCGAAGGCGAAGAAATCACAGAAGAAGTGAGTGAAGAAGTAAAAGTCGAGGCTTCACGCCAACGACGAAACCGACGAAGCCGACGAGCAGAATTTTCTCGTGGGCGTTCACAACGGCCTATGCGCCGTGAACTATCCGCTACGGAGGAAATGGAACAACGATTGAATCGCTTGGAGCGTTCTAACCGTGCTTTGCGTAGTCAGCTACGCGAATTCGGGGCAGCACCTGCTACCCGTGGAGTACGAACTGCGCCAACGCAATTGTCTGAATCCAAGGTCAAACCAAATCTTACTGCACCAACAGCGGCTGCATTGGAGATGATTAATAACTACCGATAATGCGACATAATTATCCAACAGTACAAAATCGCGCAGTACGCCGTCGATTTGCTAACGATGGGCCAACGGTTAATCCTACTACTACGTATGCAGGTGTGCTTGCTGCGCCTTTCGTTGCCCCAGCCCTTAAATTGGCTGACACGTTAAACAAAGGTTTTGTACGTCAGATTGACGGAATCCAAAACAAAGCAGTAATTTCTAGCTTGTCATCTACAGGTGTAATTCAAGCTGCTAACTGTGCATGGAATGACAATGATTCCTTGACTCTTGGTGAGCGCGTTCTTGAACTAACAGACCTTGCAGTTATGGAGGCTTTGTGCCGTGGTACTTTGCTTCCAACGTGGGCAGGTATGACAGGCGCACGGGAGACTATGACAGCGGGATCACCTGAATTTGTAAACTTCACTATGGCAACCGTTGCAGGCTATGCTGCACAGGGTGTTGAAGTTGGTATTTGGCAAGGAGCAATGACAGCAGGTCAAAAAGGCTTTTTGTCAAATGATGGGGTTTTGGATGCCGCAGGATACGCGGCTTCAATCTTAGGTGGTGCAGCGGCTACTAATGAAGAAGTAGTTACGGCTCTTGGTTTTGATGCAGCTAATATTCTTGGTGCAGCTGGTGCATTTTCAGAAGTGTACAACAATGCGCTTACAAACTGCCCTGCTATCTTAAATCGTACTGACGTTGCTTTCTACTGCTCGCCAAAAACAGCAGGTTCGTATATGCAAGGTCTGGCTCTTTCAGGTCAGCAACAAGGTGTGAATTTGCAGTCTACTAACCAAGCGTTTGATACATTGCAATACCTAGGTATTCCAATTTATGTATGTCCTGGAATGTTTGACGATGCTTTGATTCTTACTTATGTAGAGAACTTGGTAGTAGGTTCAAACTTGAACACGGATTACACTACTGCACAGTACATTGACGATTGGATGTATTCAGGTTCTGACTTGGTTAAAATCGCTATGCGATTTGGAACAGGAATGCAGGTAGGAATTCCTGGTGATGTCGTAGTAGGTACTTATACTCTTGCTTAATAAGTAAAGTATGGCTTGCGATATTTCAAGCGGACGGATAGTCGATTGTAAAGATCAAGTCGGCGGGATTAGCCGTGTATACATAGGCAACTATGCAGACATGATTAATAACGCTACGTGGACAGCAGCAACTAACGATACAGTTACTGCTATTGCTGCACAAGATTTTTATCAATTTGACGTTCGCCCCGAAACGAGTTCTATGACAGTCACTTACGCAAGTGACCCTGCCGCAGGAACTACGTTTTTCGAACAAGCATTATCTCTGACATTTCAAAAGCTGGATGCTACAGATATTGCTGATATACGCGCGCTGTGCCAAGGGCGGCCTAACATTTGGGTTGAAGACAACAATTCCAATGTATGGTTGCTAGGTGCAGAATTTGGATGTAACGTAACAGGGGGCAACCTTGTTACGGGGACATCTTTTGCAGATTTGACGGGTTACACTATTGACTTCTCAGGACGAGAATCAAACCCTGTTTGGATTGCATCACCAGGTTCGGTGGGTAGTCCATTGAGTGGGGTAACGGGTGTAACTGTATTATAAATTTGGGTTAGAGGAAAGGGGGGGAAGGTTCTGCTTTGCCTTCCCCCTTTTTTTCATTACAAAAGACAGAATATGATACAACTTACCAACGATGCAGGTTACCAATCGTTCTATCTAAAGCTAGATGGATATGACACTACATCATTAACAAACGTCAGGGTTACAATCGTAAATCAATTGACTGGTAAGTTGACGGCTTTTGGATCGGTTACGCCTACGGCAGCCAACGGTAGGTATACGACCATTCAAATCGAAATAGCGGCTAGTCCAAAACTTGTTGAAGGTTTGTATTTGTTGACAGTCAAAAATGATGCAAACAATGTAACTTACGCTAAACGTCTTGCGTTTGTTTCAAGCACACCTGCCTTTGAAGAATCGACATACACGCCGTATGAAGAAAACGATACAGACGCATACAACGTATACGCACAATGAATAAGCAGAACTTCTCAATTTTACAGTATCAAGCTACTAACGTTCCTCTTTTTCGAGAGAGTCAGAATAAGCTGTGGATTGATATGGGCGTTGACAATCTCTACCCACACTACTTAGAAGAACTTTTTGCTAGTTCAAGTATGCACGGTGCAATCATTAAAGGCGCAAGCGAAATGATTTATGGTGAAGGCTTGAATGCAATTGGAAAAGATAAACACGTTGACCAATGGCTAAAGGTAAATTCTATTTTTGGCGATGGATCGTGTTTAAAGAAAGCTGCCTTTGACCTAAAGCTATACGGTCAATGCTACTTAAATATCATTTGGAGTCAAGACCGAACTACGGTTAGCCGTGTACACCATTTGCCAGCAGCGACTATCCGATGCGGCATAGCTGACGATGAAGATAATATCCCTTTGTTTTATCATAAAAAGGATTGGGACAAACAGCAAGAAGAGCCTTTAGTCATTCCCGCTTTCAATACTAACGATAGAACTGCGCCTTCGCAATGCTTGCATATCAAAATGTATACGCCGTTATCGTTTTACTATGGCGCACCCGATTATCAAGCAGGCACAAATTGGGCGCAAATAGCGTCTGATTTATCCGACTACCATCTTTCCACAATTTCTCAGGGCTTCTTTCCTAGTACCATTATGTCTTTTTTTGGGGGCGTACCAACAGAAGAAGAACGTGCTGAATTAGAGCGATTAGTTTATAACAAGTTCGGAGGGGCGAACAACGCAGGTAAAATCTTGATGACGTTTAATGACTCACAAGACACCGCCCCAACTGTTGAAAGTTTTAATATATCCGATGCTCACCAAATCTTTGACTATCTAAGTGAGCAATGCGATAAAAAAGTATTGTCAGCGCATAGGGTAACTTCTCCGTTGCTATTTGGTTTGCGCGATACAGGAGGGGGTTTTGGAAACAATGCTGATGAGATGAAAGAGTCGTATGACTTGTTCTATAACACAGTCATTTTACCTTTTCAACGTCTATTGCTTGACGGCTTACGTCCAGTCTTTGCAGCGAGTAACGTTACGCTTGAATTGTACTTTACACCTATGAAGCCTGCATCATTTGTAGACGTAGATAATTTGTTTAATCCTGTAGCAGCAGGCGATAGTTCAGATAAAGATGCGAGTTATGATGGCGGGCAAATCGGAAGCGCGGTTGATGTCTTAGTCAAAGTGCAAGAAGGGCTTATTACAGTTGATCAAGCTAAAGTATTCTTAGTGCAGATGTTGCAATTTACACCTGAAGTAGCAGA